CCCGGCAGGGAGGCGCGGCGCGATATTCCCTCCGAACCGTGGATGGAAAGAATGTGGTGTGGATTGAAAACAGCTCCCTGACCAACAAGGAGCTGAACAATCACAAGGCTGTGGCGGACTTTATTGCCCAACACATCGGCGAGGTCTACACCATCATCGAGAGCGGGCAGAAGGTCTACATCGGACCTGACCTGCCCGGAGAATACACCCAGTCCAGATACACCTCTTATCTACGGAATACAGACCGGGCAGGTTTCCGCGCCAAGCGAAAGGCGATAGACGGTTTAGGCGAGCTGATTGAGACAGCGACAAACCGCAGGTGGGAGCAGACCCGGCATACGCAGAGCAAGGACGCGAAGTACGGGATGTACCGCTATGATAGCACCTTCGCGTTCCCAGTCAAGGGAAGCGACGGGGTGGTACAGCGGGTACGCGCCTATGATGCGGAGTTGCTGATCCGAAACGCCTCCGATGGGAAAAAATATCTTTACGACATCGTGAATCTAAAAGAAAACACCTCCGCCCAGAGTGACCTCACCGCGAGGGAGGCCAGATCGGCGGCCCATAAGACCGCCACAGGGCGTGGTGTTTCTGAGGACAGTATACCCCGGACCGGAGAGGAAGTCAAGGCCCGGTTCTCCCTCAAGGAACCGGTGGAGGAGACGGACAAGCTGCTGGCCCTGCACAACAAGGACGAGAACAGCATCCTGGCTGCCATCAAGCTGGGCGGCCTGCCCATGCCCTCCATCGCCATTGTAAAAGCCAGGGACGGGCACACCAAGTACGGCCCCATCTCCCTTGTATTCAGCAAGGACACCATCGACCCGCAGCTATTCCGCGCCAACAAGGTGTACGGCGGCGACGCCTGGACACCGACAGCTCCGCGAGTAGATTACCCCGTGAACAGCAAAAAGGCATCCCAGGTGGAGCACGAGCTACACCGGCTTGCCGGGGATGTCTCCGTGGCCGGTGGCATCTTCGGGAACAGCGCCGCCCTGCGCTCTGTGGGCATCGACGACACCAGCACCAGGAGCACGGCAGAACTGGCGGAGAAGCTGGCCTCCACAGACACGGTGCGGGCGGCCTATCTGGCAGACCAGGGCAAGAGCCTGGAGCCGGTAAAGATGGACAAGGTGTGGGACAAGTTCGGCAACGACACCCTGCAAAAGGTGGTTGACCGCCTGGGCGTGAACACGCTGGCTGAAATCGAGGCCAGCCTGGAGACCGGCGAGAGCGTGAAGGACGCCCTGGGCGATAATGCCGAGGTCATCCGCGACATTCTCCGGGACTACTACCGGGAACAGGGCGAACCCATGCTCCGCAGAATGGCCGTCAAGAGGCATTGGACCGACGCGGAGATCAACGAAAGACGGCAGACCCGCATCGACAATTCCATGGACGGCGTTTCCATCTTCACCCTGGAGGACATCGTTCACCACGCATGGGATATGTACCAGGACGGCGGCGCGACCAAGGGCGAAATTGACCGGATGGCTACCTCTGACGCGCTGCGCAGCGCCGTGGATGACCACGCCGTTGAGGAGTGGATTGCCGGGAAGCTGGACGGCCTGCTGGGCGAGGCGGGCATCTACAATGGCAAGGACCCCTACACCCCCTCCGGCAATCTCCGCAGTTTCTCGCAGCTCCACTATGCCTATACCCTGGAGAACATCGTCAAGGCGATGAAGGAGGGCCAGGAGGAGCGCGGCGGCAACACCTGGGGCGCAAGCGCCAAGACCCTGCAATCCGTGGCGACGCCGGAATACCGCAGCATCCAGGAGATCAAGGCGGACAGCGGGCGGCTGGGCATGGACGAGGGGGCCGAGTATGAAGCAAAGCTCCAGGCCATTGATGACCAGATCGGCAGCATCATCACGAAGATCAAGCAGGGAAACAAGGCTCATTCCGACAATTCCTTCGTCGAGAGCGACATCATCGGCAGCATCCTGATGGAAACTTCCAAGGGCAAGAGGACGGTGGACGCTATCATGCGGGCCTTCTCCAAGGAGGGGTACAAAATCAGCAGCCAGACGGCCCAGGACATCCAGGCCGTCTACCAGGCGGCGGCGGAAATGCCCACCGGCTACTTTGAGGCCAAGCCCCAGCGGGCCGTCGGCTTCGACGAAGTGCTGGCCGCCGTCATCCCCGATGACAGCAGCAAGAAACTGCGGGACGGTCTGGAGCAGGCCGGTGTGCGGATGCTGGAATACAAGACCGGAGACGACGCGGACCGGCTGGAAAAAGTCAACTCGGTGGAGGAGGCAAGATTCTCACTGCGTGGCGGAGATATCCTGCATGAGAGCGCGGAACTGCGCCGGGAGGAGCAGCAGCTTCAGCAGCGTTTCGCGTCGCTTCAAAGAGAAAAAGGCCGCCAGCGCGCGGGGAATTCCACAATACAGCGGGTCGCCAGAGACCTCCGGCAGATCATTGGGAGCGGAACAGAACTAAATGAGCTGACGGAGAGAGTCAGGGCGATTTATGACGGCATCGTTTCCGGCGCATTGGACTATAGTCAGGCGCGCGGGCAGGCGCTGGAGCTGGGGCAGGAGCTAGTGGAGAACGCAGTGATGGCGGACGACACATTGTACCGGGAGTATGCGGATCTCAGAAAATTTTTAAGAGATACCCGAATTCAGGTTTCGGAAACAGACAGTCATGATATCCCGGATTACAACACATTCCGGCGGCACAACTTCGGACGGCTGCGGCTTGCAAAGGGCCGGACAAATATTGATCAGATCTATCAGGAACTCTCTGAGAACTGGCCGGGGCTGTTCGACGAACGGCGTCACAGCGTTCCAATGGATCAATTGATGCATATCTCAGAGGTATTAGATGATATCTATGCCCGGCCTTCCTATAATCCCTATTCGCAGGACCTGCAACAGGCGGCAGAGGGCGCGGCAAATGAGATTTTGGGCCACATTTTGAATCTGTCCGGTGCCGAAGCCACGGCCCGGTCGGATTCGGAGCAGATGATTCGCCGCGCCATTGAACGGGAAAGGACCACGAGAGAGGAACTGATTGAGCTGTCCGGCAGATATGGCAGGATGGAGCCGGGCGAGCGGCCCTTCCGGGATATCACCATTCCGCGCAAAACCGGAGAAAACATGCTGGTTTCCCGCACGGTTCGCACAGCGCTGGAGGCGGAGGCCACGCCGGACGAGCTGGTGCCTGATATTGAGCAACTGGTGGCAGATGGGGCGTTCTCCTATGAGGCATACGGTGATGAACAGGCCAAGAAAGATGCAGAACAGAGAATCCAGGAAATCAAGTTTGATGCCGCCAAAACAGAATGGGAGAGAGCTATCCAGAAGGGCCGGCCATCAAAGTTTAATACCGCGCTGGGATGGACGCTCTACAATGAAGCGGCCAACTCCGGAAAGACAGAGGCTGCAATTCAAATTCTGACGGAGATGGTGGGCTATCAGCGCGATCATGCCCAAGCGTTGCAGGCGGCCCGGATTCTGAAACAGTTCAGCCCGGACGCACAGCTCTACTCTGCAACGAAAGCGGCCTCGGATATTCAAAGGGATTTGGACGAGCGGCACTCCCGCGGGAACCAGTATAAATTGAGAGAAGAGAGCGAGACGGCCAAGCGGGTCGGAGAAGCGATTCAGGGCGCGCGGTCAGATGCTGCAAAAGCCCTGCGGAATGGTGACGAAACCTTTGAACAGGCGATTGAGAGAGAACTGAACCGTCTGTTCCGAAGAAGAAAGGACAAAGATGCTCAGACAGAGGCGGCCAAGAAGGATATTGCACTGAAGGTTTCGGAGATCGTCAGCGACCGCAATGCCAGAAAGAGCGCCAGAGATGCAGTCATCTCCATGCTGATCGAGAAATACGGCGTTTCAGAGGCGGACACCGCAGCCGCCGCGCAGATCGTAGGGGAACGGTTTGACACACTGGTGCAAGAGTCCATGCAGAAGCGGCTGGATTCCATTTTTAAAGAGCGTCAGAGGCCAAAGCGCCGGACGATTCAACAGCGGTTTGAAGAACTGGCCAATCTGGGCGCCTTCGCGTCTGAACAATACAACGAAATGGCTGCCCGGCGGATTGTCGGAGATGTTCCTGGAATCCGAATTGATCCTGCAATGGCAGAGGAATTTTTAAACGCCCGGACACAGGACGAGCGCGATGCGATTATGAAACGAATCTACATGGATATTGGCCGGCAGATGCCCAGCAATTTTCTGGACAAATGGAACGCCTGGCGGTATTTTGCAATGCTGGCAAACCCCAGGACCCACATTCGGAATATTGCCGGTAACACCTTTTTTGTGCCAGTGGTGGCGGCAAAAAATCTGACGGCGACTGCCATTGAAAGTGCGGTCCACTTTGTATCCGGCGGCCGGACAGAACGGGGAAAGGCATTTGTCGGCGCGTCCAAATCAGACCGGGCACTTTTGAGTGCGGCCTGGAACGACTTTTCAAAGGTGGAAGATGTCATATCCGGCGTTGGAAAATATGAGGACTCGGTGAGCGTGCAGCGCGCCATTCAGGAGGGACGGCGCATCTTCCAGTCCAACAAACGATTGCTCAGCCTGATTGCCAGGCCGATGGAAGCAGCGCGCCGCGGTGCAGGAAACCTGCTTACCCTGGAAGATATGTGGTTTTCCAAGCCGCACTACGCCTATGCGCTGGCCCAATACTGCAAGGCGCACGGGATCACAGAAGCGGACATCAGGGCTGGAAATGGGCTGGACGCGGCCCGTGCCTATGCGATCAAGGAGGCCCAGAAAGCCACTTATCGGGACGCAAATGCGTTGAGCCAATGGCTCTCCAGTCTCGGAAGATATCATGGGGATAACCCGATTGGACGGGTTGGTTCCATGCTGATGGACGGCATCCTTCCGTTCCGCTCCACACCGGCCAACATTCTGGTGCGTGGGCTGGAGTACAGCCCTGCCGGCCTTTTGAATGGAATCAAACAGGTGCTCTGGGATGTACGGCGTGGAAATATGACAGCTACGCAGGCGATTGATTCCATTTCCGCCGGACTGACCGGTTCCGGGTTGTTGGCGCTGGGACTCTGGATGGCGGCGCAGGGATTGATTCGAGGCCACGGCAGTGACGATGAGGAGGAAGAGGCTTTCCTTGAGATGCTGGGGCACCAGCAATATGCATTGGAAATTGGAGGGAACAGCTATACACTGGACTGGCTGGCGCCGGAGGCATTACCGTTTTTTATGGGCGTGAACGCATATGAGGCTGCGCATCGGGATGGAGAATTTAACATGGCCGATCTCATCGGTGTACTTACCCGGATCGGCGAACCGATGATGCAGATGAGCTTTCTACAGAGCTTCAACGATGCTTTTGATGCAGTCAAATATGCGGCCAACCGCAATATGGAGGAAAGTGTTGCGGCACTGGCGGATGCGGCCACAAGCTATCTGATGCAGGGGTTCCCCTCCTTCTTTGGTCAGATAGAACGCGCTTCTCAGGCCGACCGTATGACGACCTACACGAATCCAAACGCTTTCCTGACGACAGACATGCAGTATACGCTGGGCTCTATCAGCGCGAGAGTTCCTGGGGTGGATTATCAGCAGATTCCATATATCGACGCATGGGGAAGAAAAGAAACAGAGGATTCCACCGCAATTCGAGTTCGGGACAATATGCTCAACCCGTCCTATACCGACAGCTATGGAGCGACAGACCTGGAAACAGAGCTTCTGCGGCTATATGATGCCGTTGGCAGTTCTGCTGTTTTCCCGGAACGGGCAGACAAGTCCTTTAAAGTGAATGGAGAGGACCTCTATCTGGACGCAGACCAATATGTGAAATATGCTACAGAGAAGGGCAAGGGAGCCCTGGAACTTGCGACGAAGATCTACGAGTCAGCAGAATACAAGTTGTTGGACGACGAAACAAAAGTCGAGGTGATCTCTGACGCCTACGCCTATGCGAATGCAATCGCCAAGACAAAGGTGAGCGAATACGAGCCGGACGGCTGGGTCGCAAACGCGCTTGAAAGTGGTATGAAGCCAGAGGACTACATCATTGCCAATGCGCGGCTGGATAACATGAGCAGTTTTAACGCCATGATTGAGAGCGGGATTGATAGCGAAACGGCATTTACTGTGGCACAGGCAATCTCTTCCCTGGAACCAGAAAAAGGGGAAGAGACCGTATCTTCGATGCAAAAGTATAAAGCAGTTCTGCACGAAAATTTGGAAGAGGCGGAAAAGGTAGAGGCGCTGGAATATCTCATGCCCAATGGAACCGCTGAGAAGTTTTCAACAGCAGTTTCTTACGGCATTACTTCGGAGCAGTATGTGGACTATATGGAGCATGCAGACGCAAATGGGAATGGCAGCGTGACGCAGAAGGAAGCGCAGGATATGATTTCTTCCATTTCCGGCCTAAGTCAGCAGCAACGCGCAGTTTTATGGCAGCTCCAAAACAAGTCCTGGAAAAGCGAAAATAACCCATTTGGATATTCTGGGATTCAACAGGAACCAGAAAGCGGCGGTGGATCGACGACAGAGAGAACCACGCAAAGCACGAACTTTGGACAGCTCATACTGGGAGGGAATCGAAGATGAACCATAGAGAGTCTGAAAGGAGAACAGAATTGGACAATTTCGACATTTTGGAGGAGAAAGCGGAGCGCGCGGCCCTGATCGAGAACAAAGCATTGGTCAAAGTGCTATTGGACATTCAGCGACAGCACCGGGACGAGATGCAAGATGTAAGGGAGGCGGCAATTGTGGCAGATCGGGCGCTCCAGATGGCAAAGAAGCGGGAACACATTGCCCGGCGCGCACAGGTTGTTTCCATCTGCTGCGCTGCAGCCTGTGCTGTGGCACTGGCCGCGATGGTTCTAATGCTATGGTGATGGTATGGGGCATATTGATACCAGACGGAAACTCCGGGAAATTCCGCTGCTCTCTGAGTTTGAAGATCTTCTGAATCTCTGCACCCTTTCGGATGAGGACAAGGAGATCTTATGGCTGCACTACATCCAGCGCCGGGACTTCCGGTTTATCGCAGATAAGCTGGGATATTCGGAAAAGACGATCAAGGACCGTCACCATGAGGCGTTGAAGAAACTTTCATATGTACTGTGACAAGGGCCGCCCTGTAAATGTGGGGCGGCCTTTTGTTGCCCTTTTGGGGGACTTTGCCGTGCCAACGGGAACAGGTAATTGAGATAGAATCAATACAAGAGGAGGACACAGAGAAAGGCGGCCGATGTGCGGCCGAGCCCAAAAAGGCGAGTCTGTGTCCTCCTTCTATTTCATATCTGGGAGGCAACTAAAATGGCTTATTCATATAATTACCCGGCTTTTGGGAATTACAACCCGATTACGCCGTTTGCGCCCCGGCCAGAGGCACAGGGGTATCTGCCTCAGCCTCAGATGGCACAGATGCCGGCCAGCCCACAGGTACAGCAAACACAACAGCCCAACATGGTCTGCCGGCCAGTTGCCAGCGAGGAAGAGGCGCGGGCGGTTCCAACAGACTTTGGGGGCGCTATGCTGATTTTGACTGATACCGGACATGGACGCATTTATACGAAATCACTCAACTATCTGGATGGATCAGCGATTTTCAATACCTATCAGTTGGTACAGCCGCAACAGGCCATCCAGCCCACATCGTCAGTTCCGGTGGAATATGTCTCTAAACAGGAAGTAGAAAAGATGCGGGCGGACTTTGAAGAAAAGCTGGAAGAGATCAAGAAACTTCTGCCGGAGAAGGCATCTGCACGGAAGGCGGCAGTGAAAGGGGAGGTCGCTGAATGAATCCAATTCAGATGATGTCTGGCATGCTGGGCGGGAACAATCCTATGATGGCCCTCATGAATGCCGCCAGAAGTGGCGGAAACCCCATGCAGCTGCTGCAACAGATGGCTCGGCAGGATCCACAGATCAGAAACATGATGAAACTGATTGAAGGAAAATCACCGCAGCAGCTTCGGCAAACTGCGGAGAACATGGCAAAACAACGGGGCACCTCCGTGGAAGAAATCGCAAGACAGCTCGGCATCCCAATGAAATAAAGTTTGCTTCTTTTCAGTTTTCGGGTCTTGATAAAAACCGCTTCCCATTTAAAACATCCGGGGAGCGTACGGCCCTGATGTAAATACCTGAAAAGGAGAGTTTTTATGGATAACGATTTTGCAACTGGTTATGCGTTGGGCAGTGATTCCAACGGTAATGGCAACAATGGCCTCTGGGGTGGTGACGGCCTGTGGGCTATCATCATTTTTGCCATGATTTTTGGCTGGGGCCGTGGCGGCTTCGGATTTGGCGGCGGCGCCAGCACGGATCCCGGCCTGCAGGGCCTGGCAACCCGTGCAGATGTGAATGAGGCGATTGCCTTTAACGGCGTTGAGCGCGGCATCCAGGGGATTCAGCAGGGCATCTGTGATAGCACCTTTGCCCTGAATAACTCGATTACAAATGGATTCCACAACACGGATATGGCATTGTGCAGCGGTTTTAACTCCGTGAACACAAACATGACCAACCTGGGTTATCAGCTTCAGGATTGCTGCTGCCAGACCCAGCGCGCAATTGACGGCGTGAACTACAACATGGCAACGCAGTCCTGTGACACCCGTAACACCATCCAGAGCGCTACCCGCGATATTCTGGAGAACAACAACTCCAACACCCGCGCCATTCTGGACTTCCTGACACAGGACAAGATCTCCACGCTCCAGGCAGAGAACCAGTCCCTGAAGCTGGCCGCTTCTCAGGCAAACCAGAACAGCTACCTGACCGCAACACTGGACGCACAGACTTCCGAGCTGATCCGCCGCATCAATCCGATGCCGGTGCCGGCTTATCAGGTCCCGGCCCCGTATCCTTACAACTACGGTGGATGTGGCTGTGGTTGCTAACCGAATCAAATAATACAGTAAAACTTCCGGCTTTGCCGTGACGACTTCGGGGCGGCAGGCGAATCTGCCGCCCCTGATTTTTAGGAGGTAAAATTTATGTCTTGTAAACCTGTTTGCAAGCTCTGCAATCATCTTGTTTTGAGCCAGGCAGTCGCTTTCACCGGAGGAAATCTGGAGATCAATCTGCCGGCGGGGAGCTATAACAACGGAGAAAAATACTGTATTGTCATTGCCCAGAGTATCCCGGATACCACTACCATCAATGCACCGGTGTACTTTACCATTGGGACCGGCACTACGCTTTATCCCATGACAAAACGGAACTGTGCGCAGGTGACGGCCTGTGGGATCCGTACCCGCACCAGATATTCGACCTGTGTGGTGACAACTGCAACCGGTGGGTCTTTCCGCATGCTTGGGAATCCCTGCTGTTCCCCCAGCAACGAGCTTTCCAGCATTGATGGCGGCACGACTCCTGCACCGGCTGCATAAGGAGGCGGATATAGATGAAAAGATCAACTAAAATGATGCTCATGTCCAACGGTAAGCGTGGGCAAGATGAGGGGCGGGTGTATAACTCCAGAGAGAACTATGGCATGGAAGACAAGTTCCGTGATCGCCGTGGTCGGGAACATTATAACAATGGGCGTTTCTCGCCTCGCGGAGAATATGATGGGGAAATGGAAGACCGGTATTATGATGGGCGAGGCCGGGAGCATTATGACAACGGACGCTTTTCTCCAATGCGAAATGAAGGTGGATATCGTTACACCGGAGCGCAGGAACGGTCTGGGTATGGAAGATATGCTCCCATGCACGATGCATACCGAGATGAGACAGATATGCTCTATTATGATTATCCATATATCTCGCCTATCTATAGCAGCAAAGATCCACGGTATGATAGACGAGAGAAGGAGGCGATGCGTCCGATGAATAAAATCGGCTTTTCAGTTAGCGGCGAAGGCGAGATGGAAAAGTCTGTACCCCATGAGTTTAGCCATGATTTCACCAGGGATGAAATGTCCAGCAGAAGAGGCGGTGAACGAATGAGCGGCTATGGTGCCTCGGATGGGTATATCCCATTTACTCCACAGATGGGGGAAGAGTGGACTAGCCATATGAAAAACGAGGATGGTACACATGGCGCTCACTGGACGATGGAACAGGCGAAGCAGGTCATGTCGCAGCGTGGCATTGAATGCGATCCGATGCAGTTCTGGGTTGCAATCAACATGATCTATTCCGATTATGTTAAGGCTGCCAAAGCTCATAATGTTGGAAATAAGATTGAGTTCTATGCTGATATGGCAAAGGCGTTCCTGGATGATAAAGACGCACAACCAGACAAACTAGCACGGTACTATGAATATATCGTGAAACATTAACAGGAGGCAGAGGGACATCCTCTGCCTCCTGTTTTAACCTCTGAAATGCTAACAATTAAGCTAACAATATTGTAAAAATATAGTATTTACAATGTGTTTAAAGGATTATATAATGGGTTCGAGTCCCATCTCTCGCACCAAATCAAAAAGCCCTGAAACCGCAATGGTTTCGGGGCTTTTCTTTGTAATACCAATGTTTCTCATGGTTTTTGATTTGGTAAAATATTTCTAAAATACTAAAATTATATCTTCGTATTAGCGTCTATTTTAATTGAAAATGCTAACGAGACTGCTAATAAAAAATAGGGCTATTCTTTGCCCTTGTTGAAGAATTTAGAAAACTGTTCTCCATAGTGCGCAATATCTGAACGCGCTATATGCGTGTAGATCTTCCGCATTGTCTTATCGTCCCCCCAACCACCTATTTCCATGATGATTTTTTCCGGGATTCCGAGGTGATATCCAAGAGAGGCAAAACTATGGCGCAGTCCATGCACACCTACCGGTGGGAGACTGGCTGCTTTACAAATGCGATTGACTTGAATCCAAATGGAATTGGGATGGAGCGTCATAACATGTCCTGTCTTATTCGGGACAGCCACTAATGCCTGATAGAGTTGATCGATAAAAATTGGAACAGTTCGTGTGGAAGAACGGTTCTTGTTGGATTTCTTCTGTACCAGTGTATGCGTCTCATCGTAAACAGCAGCGCCGCGAACAAAAATAAGGCGTTTTTTTAGATCGATACGATCCCAGGTAAGCGCCAGAATCTCAGACCGGCGCAAGCTGGACAGCGCAAGCAAGGCGGGAATCTCAACTGGCGTTCCCTTGACGGCGTTTAAAAACGGCTCTATTTGCTCTGGTTCCAAAAAAGGGTGCTCATTTGGCACGACCTGTGGAAGCCGGACATCATACCGCCTCCCGGTTTCTTCATAGATGACCGATGATACAAAACACCATGCATTTTTTAAAGTTTTGGCAGAACATATTTTCGCTTCCTGATTGCACAATCGCTGCCAGCCTGCCTGATCGTATGCATCCACTTTTTCCTGCATCGCTGCCATAAACCGAGTCCTTTGAATCGACCGATATCCATAGACGGTGGAGGGGGAAAGTGTGTTAGATCTGGCCTCAATGTATTTATCAATCGCCACGGACAGCGTCGGGTGTGCACGCCGTTTCTCTTCTTCCAGAATTCCGGCCTTGATTGCAACTGCACGCGCGATACAGGTTGCCTCGTCTGGATCGGTGATCGACTGACTTTTTCCGCCAATTCGTAATTGGATGAAATAGTTTCCAGATGGCAGCTTTCGGGGCTTTGGAACCTTCATATCAATCAATGCACTTCACCTCTGACTTTCAGATTTTGAAAAAAGGCGCTCAGATTATTCCCTCATAGACCTGCATAAGCGCCTGCAGCGGTTCCAGAAATTCTGTACAGATTTGCCGGGCGATATTGGCAGCAGTTTTTTCGTCATAGACATGAGAGGTCAGGTTTCGGGCGGTCAGAATGGCGTTCCACTGCTCCCCGTTTTGCAGGATACCGGCAGAAAAGGCTTCCTTCAGAATCCCACGGGGAGCGGTGATGGAAAGAACCACCCCTTGATCTTCAAGATACTCTTTGATGGATTTCCAGGCCAGCTCCACGGTAAATTCGAAGCGCTGAATCAGACCGTCCCGGTATAGGCTGTCCCCCGGTGACTTCTGGTAACGCTGAACCGCATCCTCCAACTGAGACAGGGCGTTCTTGTAGTTTTCAATCTTCTGAAGCATAGAGCGTCACGCCGTCCTTTTCGATATTGTGTAAAAATTCGGGATTCATCCCGGACGAGATATGAACGATGTCCAGCTTTAGCAGCGTGGGCAGTTCCTCTGCTTCCAGCCAGAAAATGCCTCTATTTTGCTCCGGCATACCGTAAACAGCCAGGTCAATGTCGCTACGCTCATGGTGATCCCCTCTAGCGCGGGAGCCGAACAGCACCAGACGCCTAGCTCCATATCGCTGCGCAAGCATGGCAAGCTGTGTGTAGAGTTCTTCCATGTCCGGCCTCCTTGTCCCTTAAAATACGCTATTATCAGAGGATCATTCCCGTGATGATGAGTAGAAAAAATATGATCCCGCCGAATAATGCAACTTTTGATATTCCCATATCATGCGCGGTATGTGCAACCAATGTTCCTATGCCTGTGACGAACAAAGAAAATACACAAGCGCAAATAAGCCCTTTCAAAAATGAAAAATATTGTCCTGCGAATAATTGCTCCCATGCACCAAAAAAGAAAGCAAATGACCATCCTACAAAAATAAATTGTATAAGGGAAGTAAGAGTTTCTTTGCTATTATTTTCTTTCTCGGCTTCCTTTTTATCTTTTATCAGACGATCAAAGTACCATTCGTTGATAATATCGCGTTGCTCATCTGAAAGACATTCCCAACAATCCGGATCATGAATTCTACATTTTGGATTATCAACGGCTTTTCGTTTCTTAGCATCTTCCAAGGTGTCATAAGGATTAATCATTTTATACCTCACACATGCTCATTTTAAAATTTATCGGTTTATTTTATCTTTTTATATGTCCAATAAACCGGACTTTGATGGTTCAACATATCCCAAAGATTCTATGAAAAAATTAGTAAAAACTCGAATGGACAAAATAGAACAAAAGTTCTAATATTTTACCAGCAGCTGCAATTGAAGGAAAAGGAACGATAATCATGAACATTGACTTAATTTCCAAAATGATCGAAAGCAGCCCTGACCGTGAACGAATTGAACTCGATCTCACCATCCTGTTCGGAGAAAAGGACATTCGAAAAATCCATCATCCGAACCTGGATGTCTTTATAGAAGATGTTCTGCCTCGCCTCAGCCCGGTTACATTTAGGGGAGGCGGTGACGATGGAAGGAGATGAATACAGGAAATTTGTTCAAGCCCTTCATCGTTCTGGCAACCGTGACAAAGTTATTTCAATCCTAACAGCTTGCGGATTGCTTCCTGAACATTGGCGGGAGCAGATTTATAAGCATCAAATAAAATAGCGTCTTCTTTGAGTTCGTCCTCAGAAATGGGGACGGACTCTTTTTTGTTTATATCTCCAGTTAGACACGCAACAGAGATGCCGAAGTAGTCAGCTATTTTTTGCAATTTATCATGACTAGGATAGCGTTTCCCATGCGCCCATTTTCCAATTGTGCCATTAGACCAAGAAAACTCTTCTTCCATTTTTGTCAACGATGTCCCGTGAGTACGGGCCTGGGCTCGGATGAATTCCACAAGCTCTTGAAGAGTTTTCATAATACACCTCTTAAGAAGAAAAAAATCTATAAATTCTATTGACTTATAGAAATTTCCTAGTATAATTTCTAACATGAAAGGTGAGCAAACATGCTCTCCTACATGACGATATAGGAAAAGTTTTATTTTGTACTAGCACTGCAATAATAGCTTATTTTCTATTAATCGTCAATAGTTAAACTATTTCTAGAGGGCGGTGATTTTTTGATTTTGGAAAATATTAAGCGCCTTTGTAAAGAGCGAAATACTAGCATTTTTGCTCTTGAAAAGGCATTAGGAATTGGCAATGGAGTAATTGGAAAATGGAGCAAGTCAAGCCCGACTGTTGAGAAGCTTGCGGCGGTTGCAGATTACTTCGGCGTGACCGTAGATGAACTTCTACAGACGGACAATCAATCAGAAGGGAAGTGACATTATGCCAAGACTTGCAAGGCGGCTGACAGCGGCAGAGGAAAAAGCCCTGGAACGGAAGCAACGGGACCGGGATTTGACCTCTCTGCTGGAGATGTACCGCAATCGAAAAGGAATCCGGAGCTGGGAGGCGTTCGCAGAGAAAGCCAAGATCAAGGGCTTGCAGCCCAAGACGCTCTACAATCGCATCCGTCAGCCGGGCAAATTCAAGCGGGATGAAATCTGGGATGTGGTAAGCGCATTGGAAATCCCAGACGAGGTTATCCGCCCCTATTTATAGAAGGAGGTGAAGCAAGATGAGCAATGAATGGATGGACCAGGAGGCAATCTATATTGTGAACCTGAACCACGAGACAAAGCGGAATCTGGAGGCGCTGGAACGGGAAGTAGACCGGCGGCTGCGGCAGAAGTCACGGAGATATGTATCGCGGGCGGAAAAACAGATCGTGGGATTTATGATTCTGGTATTGGCTGGCCTGACGGGCCTTGCCCTGACGGTGACAGGCCATATGATCGGGGGATTTGCAGCAAATGTTTTGGCGTTTCTTGGATTGGCAATTGCAAGCCATTATGAGTAAAAAAAGCGCCGCTCTCAGAGCTGGAACCTCTGAAAGCGGCGGACTGGTCAAAAGACCAAATCAATACACCGCTATTATAAGCGGATTTGGAGGAAAAGTCAATGTATAAATGTGTAGATTGCGGCCATGTGTTCGACGAACCGTATCTGTACCAGGAGCCGCACGGAGAGACGACAGAGTGCTGCCCCAGGTGTATGGGCGGTGGCTTTCAGGCAGCCCAGCAGTGCGGACGGTGCGGTAGCTGGCATCTGGAGGAAGATCTGTTCGGCGGCGTCTGCCGGGACTGCCTCGTGGAGTCCATCACGCCGGAGGCGGCAGAGCAGTATGCGTTTGACCGGAAGGTTGCCACCGACTTCTATGCGGCGTATCTGGGGAGCGATCTGCGGTACTGTGGGACGGAGATGTACCGGGTGATACAGAGTGCGTACCGCGTTGGCAAGGGCCGGGCGGCGTTTGCCCGACGCTGGGTGGCGGAGGACGACATTGCCCTGGAAGATTATGCGGAATGGCTGAGAGAAAGGCGGGAAACACGATGCGCGCAAACGGCGTGAGCTATTACACATGGGCGACCGCACAGGTAAGGTTCCCATTTCCAAACAGCGATACATACTGCGACAAGTGCATGTACAATACGGCAGACGGATTACGGCGGCCTTTTTGCCAATTAAAAAAGGCCCTGATATTTGACCCGTATTCCAGGCCGGAGGATTGCCCGATTATCAAACTGGAGGAGATACGCCATGGAAGCAATGATCTATAAGCAGCTGATCGCCTGCCTGCGGGGCACATCGGCGATTGCAAAGGACAAGAAGAACGCGCAGCAGGGATACCGGTTCCGCGGGATCGACGATGTATACAATGCGCTGCACCCCATCTTTGAAGAAAACGGCGTATTGCCGGTGCCGGAGGTGTTGGAGAGCCGCCGGGAAGAGCGCCAGACCAAAGGCGGCGGCAATCTCATCTACACGGTTTTAAAGTTAAAGGTCACTTTCTATGCCGAAGACGGCAGCAATGTCTCTGCGATTGTGCAGGGCGAGGGGATGGACAGCGCGGACAAGTCCACCAACAAGGCCATGTCGGCAGCATACAAGTATGCGCTGTTCCAGCTGCTCTGCATCCCCACGGAGGAGACGGCGCAGGACGCGGACGCCGAGACGCCAGAGATGAGCCGTCCGGTTCAGAAGGAGCTCATCTGCGAGCGCTGCGGAAAGCAGGTCGAAGGGGTACAGTTTGAAACCGGGAAGCGGTACACGGCGGAGGAGATCGCCGCCAGAAGCAGGCGTTCTTACGGAAAGACGCTGTGCTGGCATTGCTCCAAGGCAGAACATGCCATGCATGGGGCGCGCTCCCATACAGAAGGAGCGCCGCAGCCATGAAACCGGCCTTGGATGTGGTGGAAGGGCGGATCGTGGCCTATGACGAGCGGAGCGGGCTTGCGACCATTCAGGCCCACTATGATGATTGGTACACCATGACAAAGCGGGGCTACACAAAGTGCCTGGTGCAGCTGATCGACAGCCGGCCGCTCTCTGAGAAGCAGCGAAAGATGTGCTATGCGCTGCTGCGGGAGATTGCAGACTTCACCGGCCAGGGGACGGACTCCGCCAAGGAGTGGATGAAGCTCAAGTTTCTAACAGATGATCTGGAGCAGACGGGGGACAAGCTGTTTTCCCTGTCCAACGCGCCCATGAGCCTGGTATGCGCGTTTCAGCGGTATCTCATCCACTTTATCCTGGACTGGGATATTCCGTGCCGGGTTCCGCTGCTGGACTATGTAGACGATGTGCCGGATTACATCTACCACTGTCTGATGACAAAGAAGTGCTGCGTCTGCGGAAAGCCGACAGACCTGCACCATATTGACCGGGTCGGCATGGGCCGGGACCGAACCGACATCATCCACGAGGGGCTGGAGGTGCTGCCGCTGTGCCGGGAGCACCACACGGAGGCCCATACCATGCCGGACCGGGAATTTTTTGAGAAATATCATCTGCCGGGAGGCGTCGTCATGGACCGGACGCTCTGCCGCCTGTATGGACTGAAAGCGAGGAAATAGCATGTTAAATCATATCACAATCATGGGACGCCTGACACGCGATCCGGAACTGCGGCGCACGAATACCGGGAAAACAGTTACATCTTTTACGCTGGCAGTTGACCGGGACTACGCCGAAAAGGGCGCAGAGCGGGAGACAGATTTCATCGACTGTGTGGCCTGGCGGGGGACGGCGGAGTTTGTGGACAAATACTTTGGCCGGGGCCAGATGGCGGTTGTATCCGGCAGGCTGCAGATCTGCGACTGGGAGGATAAAGATGGAAACAGGCGCCGCAAAGCCGAGGTCGTGGCCGACAATGTCTATTTTGGAGAATCAAAGCGGGATACCGGGGCCAACGGCGCACCGCACGCTGGCGTGAAGCCTGCACCGACTTCGGACTTTGCCATGCTGGAGGGCGAGGACGAAGGACTGCCCTTCTAATTGAGGTGGGAATTGTGACTTATATAGATCGCGTCAATGATTTCAATCTGTGGCTCGAAAGTAACAGCTTGGCAGCGTCCTCACAATTAATGTACTACAAACTGTTGCATGTCTTTAATAGAGCGGGCTGGCCGAAATATGTGCAAGTAGATAACCGCAGAATGATGCTTATGATTGACGCCGTCACGGAAAAAGCAGCAATTCGCGCAAGAGACAGGCTGGTAGAAGCAGGACTCATTGGATATGAGCGTGGGAAAAAGGGATGCCCGAATCGGTACTTTCTTAAAAAACACTGTCCTCAGGACAGTATATCGGACAGTATTTCCGACAGTATAAACGACAGTATATCAGACAGTGTTTTGGACAGTACAAACGACAGCCATATAAAGACTAAGACTAAGAACAAGACAAAAGAAAAGTCTCCTACGGAGACCAAAAGAAAAAACGCATTTTCAGACTACGCCGGAGAAGATGCCAATCTCTTGTCCGCCCTGGAGGACTATGCCGCTATGCGGCAGAAGATCAAAAAGCCCATGACAGAACGGGCGAAACAGCAGCTATGCGGGAAACTGGACAAACTGGCAGATACCACGGCAGGGAAAGTGGAGCTGCTGAACGAGGCCATTTTACACTGCTGGCAGTCGGTGTATGTGCCGGACGGCTGGAAGGAGGGAGCGCGTGGAAACGCTGACAATGCCGGAGCTGATTCGGGAAAAGCTGCGAAAAGTTATCACCTCAGATCAGCCCTTGACGACCTTGATGGATATTGAGCGGGAGCGGCGGATTGCAGAGCTGTGCAACCGGGAATCCGGTTCGCTGACAGGCGTTGACTGCCCGGAGTGCCGCAACCGCGGATATTTCCACCGGGTGGATGAGACGGGGCGGCGGTACATCGAGCCATGCGCCTGCATGGAGAAACGAAAGAGCCTCGAACGGATGGCGAGAAGCGGCCTGTCCGAGCTGCTGACGCGCTACACGCTCCAAAACTGGCGAACGCCGGAGCCGTGGCAGCGAAAGGCAAAGCAGATGGCGCTGCAATATGCCCAGCAGCCGGCAGGATGGTTTGTGATGTCCGGGACTGTGGGAGCCGGAAAAACGCATCTGTGCACGGCGCTTTGCGGCCTGCTCATGGACCGTGGGCTGCCGGTCCGGTACATGATGTGGCGGGATGTGGCCGTGCAGGCGAAGGCGGCGGTGAACGACTCGGAGGAATACCGGAGAATCGTGGAACCGCTCAAAACGGCAAAGGTGCTGTACATCGACGACCTGTTCAAGGTCGGGAAGGGCCAGCAGCCAACAGGCGCGGATGTCAGTCTGGCGTTTGAGCTGCTGAACTACCGCTACAACGACCGGAACCTGCTGACGGTGATCTCGACAGAACGGAGCCTGGACGAGATTTTGGAGATTGACGAGGCGGTCGGGTCCAGAATCTATGAGCGGTCGAAGGAATACTATCTGCCGCTGAATGCGGCGAACTGGAGGCTGAGGAATGGGCAGGATGAGCCGTGAGAAGGGCAAGCGCGGCGAGCGGGAATGGGCGGCTGTGTGCCGGGAACATGGATACGACGCCCGCAGAACTGCGCAGCATTGCGGAAAGAGCGGAGACGCTGCCGATGTGATCGGCCTGCCGGGAATCCACATGGAGGTCAAGCGGGTGGAGCATCTGGACTTATACGGGGCGCTGGACCAGGCGAAACGGGATGCGAGGCCTGGAAAAATCCCGATTGTGGCGCATCGGCGGAATGATTGCCGGTGGGTTGTAATCATGGACGCGGAGAATTGGTTCCGGATCTACCGCGAATACGAGGCGGGAAGGCCCCGGACGGAGATCGGGATTGAGGAGGACGGGTATGCGGATACTGGCGGCATGTGAAGAATCGCAGGCGGTCACCATTGAGATGAGGGCGCTTGGGCATGAAGCATACAGCTGCGACCTTGTGCCATGCTCCGGCGGGCATCCGGAATGGCATCTGCAGTGCGATGCGCTGGAACTGCTGAAAATACGCTGGGATATGATCATCGCATTTCCGCCATGTACTTATCTGACAGCGGCAGGAGCGGTCAGACTTTACAACCGGGATCATACGATCAGGGATCCGGAGCGGGATGACTGCGGAAGGAAAGCGGCCGGGTTCTTTTATGCGATTCTGAATGCGGACTGTCCAAAGATTGCAGTGGAAAATCCGGTGCCGATGAAACGATATGGGCTGCCGCCGTATTCACAGGTGATTGAGCCGTATATGTTCGGGCATCCGTGGAAAAAACGGACCTGTCTCTGGCTGAAGGGGCTGCCGCCCCTGATGGCAACGGATATCGTTGTGCCGGAAGGACTGTGGGTGGGAAGTACCAGTGCGAACAGAGATCCGACGATATATGAAAGATATACGCTGCACTCCAACCGGAGTCCGAAACGCAGGTCGAAAACCTTTTCAGGGGTTGCAAAAGCAATGGCGGAACAGTGGGCAGGAGAATGTATGGACCAGAAGGCAGCGCACGATGAAGCGGAATGACCGGAACGGAGCGAAAAAGGAGGCCCAGCCATGACGCAGGAAGAAGCGATTAAGCACTTGGAGCTCTTTGCGAAGTTGAGAAAAGAGCTAACAGTGGGAGGCCAGGAAACGAACGATGCCCTCGATCTCGCCCTCACCGCCCTGCGCGGCCCCACCAGGGAGCATGTGGAGAGGATGCGGGGAGAGTGGATGTTCCCAATTTTTGGCGACCAGCAGGACGCAAACGACCCTCGCTGTCGGTGCTCCGAGTGCGGGAGCATCGAAACGCCGCTTGCAAGGCATCGGTTCTGCCCATCCTGTGGCGCTCCCATGACGGACGAGGCCGTGGAGATGGTGATGGAGAGATTGGAGGCGCTGAACGATGAAGCGAAAGATTGATTCGGAAAGCCTGCCGTTAAAAAACTGGAAGAAAGAAGCAGCTATGTTTCAGGACGACTATACAGCGGGAGCGGGAACAAGCTGGCTGCTAAATGTAGCTAAGGCAGAAAACAAGATGATTTGGGAGATGATCCGCGCCATAGAAGAAGCGCTTACCCTCACCCCGCCGAACGAGTGGGTGAGCGTGGAGGAGAGGTTGCCGGAACAGGAAAACACGCAGGTGCTTATGACGGACGGAGAATGTTGCTATATTTCCTCACGAAACAACATGGTAAGATTTTTGGACTGCGAAGGGATTTTTATTCCGGGGAAAGCAGGAGCGGGTGTGAAGGTCACACACTGGATGCCCCTTCCCGCACCGCCTGACCGCCGCCCGCCGGAGGCAGAGGAGGAACCCTGATGGATATTGAGAAGCTGATTGAGCGGTTAAGAAGCCACCGTGGCGCATTGTTTGAGATGCTATATAAACAGGACATGGATGATGCAGCCACCGCCCTCTCCGTACTCCAGGCCGAAAACGAGAAGTTGCGGGTCGAACTGGAGCAGGTGAGAACGGACTGTGCTGTGGCCGAAAAGAATCATGCTGATTGCATTGATGAGCTGGAGCAGGTGAAGCAGGAGCGGGATGCGGCGATTGCTGACTGGCACGGATTTTGCGTGAAATGTGCTTGGAACGGGGAACAAAATCTTGCAGACGGGCAAATGGATGACAGGTGCAGGACCTGCAAGAAGAACGGGAAGTGCAACTGGGAATGGCGCGGCAAGAAGGAGGACTGACATGGAACGGTTGACTGTTTTTGATGGAGAATTCTGGGTACATAAGAATTTTCCGCCCGTTGGAGAAGATACGATTGATGAGTTTATTGACTGCGTAAAGGAACTTGCGGCCCGCCTCGCCGCCTACGAGGACACGGGGCTGGAGCCGGATGACATTAAGCGGGTGTTCAACGAGGACGCCGTTTTGAATCTGGCCGGACAAGCTCTGGGCATAACGCCTGACCGCCTCCGCGAACTGGCCCAGGCGGACCGGGAGGGGCGATGCTTTATCGGCCCGTTTGTTGCAATGATTGAACAATCGCTGTCAGGTGGAGAAATGAAGCCGCAAAGAGACCAGAGATTTAATGGGCGGTATGCGGTTGTATATTTTGACCCAAAGAAATGGTCCTCCCCGCTGATTGATATTTGTGGGACACCCTACAACCGAGGAGAAGCCGAAGAACGAATGAAAGTATTAAAGGCCGCACTACGGAGGGAGCAGGATGGTTAAAACAACGATATGTTGTGATATTTGCGGCACTGAACTTCCAACAAAAGAAATAAGAACTCCGTTTGGCATTATAAAAAGCACCCGTACATTTAAGTGCAAAGAATGGGATGTTTCAAGCGTAATGCCTGATTTATGCGAGCTTTGCGCCTTGAAAATTGATATGGCTGTCGCCAAATTAAGAACGGAGTTTGGAGACAACAATTTGCGAGATCGCAGGGAATATTCAAACTGAGGTGGAGAAAAATTGGTGATTGCACCGTTTACCAGACAGGAGCTGGCGGATCTGTGGGAATTTGACAGGCGTGTGGAACGCGGGACAGAACGCTATGAGCTGAATGCAAGGGAAGAGCCGTTTTTTGAAGATTATCCAGAGTGCCGGGCAGCGGTGGACGCTGCAATGAAAAAGGGCCGGATCGTCTACCGGCCGGACGCGCTGAAACAGCTGCACCGTATGGGGCTGCGCAATTATGACAGGATTGTGGAAGCGACCGGGGTCTCCCGGAGCGTGCTATGGAAATCCATCACCCACAGGGCGGAGCCGGGCAGAAACCAGATCGCAAAGGTCCTTTACCGGCTGCAGGTGCCAATGGAGACGCTCTTTGAATACCGGGAGAAAGGATGAGGCGGTTGCACAAGGGGTTAGAACAGAGGCAAAAAATGGAGCAGATGCGAAAGGTCGGAAACAAAGGTGCAGAAGAAATCCTGCGCGGCATGACACTGGATGAGATCAGTGCAGTTGCATGGAAAGAGTACCACATGAGTTATGGACGCCTTATGGGGTATGTACATTCGACAGGGCGGTTGCCGGAAAGAAGTGAGGACAAAACGGATGAGAAAGATGCGTGGAATCCAGCTGAGCTATGAACAGCAGGGATTGGTTTATTTCATCTGCCGGACTTTCCCGCTTCAGCCACATCAGACACAGGACAAGATCCTGCGGCTCTGTATGGAGTGCGGAGGCGAATATGAGATGGCGCTGTTTCTGGTGCTGACGACGAGAGAATCGGTACAATCCATCGCACAGCGGCATCATGTCAGCCCATCGGTGCTCTATGGCAGACGGAAACGGTTTTACGAGCGATGGTACAAGGAGAGAAACCTTTACTCGCTATACGAGGCGGAGAGCTGAAATAGGCTCTTCGCCACTTTTGCGTGATAATGGGCGGGGAATTTATGCCATACTCAAAGAAAGGAAGTGTGAATATGTCGAAAAAAAAGCACACAGCAAAGAGCTTAGAAACAGGGATACAAGGCTATTTTGATAAGATCAGCCACACAGTTCAGGTCTATGATTACATCCCGACAGACAAGACGCTCGCCAGCGGCCGGCCTGCATTGCAGGCGAAGGAGGCGGTGTCTGACAGCGGCACGCCTCTAATGGCAGTGGAGTATGCGCAGACGCCCAGTATTGCGGGCCTGTGTTTGCATCTTGGGATCAGCAAGGTGACATTCCGTGCATATGCCAGGCAAGCGGACATGGCAGATTTGATAGAAGACGCGCTGCTGCGGATTGAGGATTACTGGTCGGCGCAATGTACTGGAAAGGGCGCGGTGGGCGCTAAGTTTGTGCTTGCAAATAACTTTGGCTGGACGAACTGGCAGGAGAAGCAGGAAATTGAACTGGGGGACAAGACCAGAGACACGGTTTCCAACTTGGGCCCGTCTGAAAAGATGAAAATTCTTGCAGAGGCAGCGCGGGCGATGAAAGAAGATAAAGCCAGCCATGAAGCATGATCTTGACCGACAGGTTGCTGTGGCCCAGTGGTATTTGGAGCTGCGAAAGAGCAATAATGCCACCTTCCTGCCGCTGTTTGCAGATGAACACCGTTATCTCGTTTTGATGGGCGGCGGCGGGTCTGGCAAGTCCATCTTTGCAGGCCGAAAGGTGTTAGAGCGCTGTGTCTCAGAGCCAGGCCACCGGATCCTGGTCTGCCGCAAGGTGGCAAAGACGCTGCGGGAGTCCTGCTTTCAGCAGCTCTGCGCACAGGCGCAGGAATTTTACAGCCAGGACATTGCACAGATCAACCGGGGCGACATGCTGATCCGCTTCCAAAATGGGTCCCAAATTCTGTTTGCGGGATTGGACGATGTGGAAAAGCTCAAGTCCATTTACAGTATCACGGGCATCTGGATCGAGGAGGCGTCGGAGCTGCTGGAGTCGGACTTCAACCAGCTCGACATCCGCCTGCGCGGCGAGACACCGTATTACAAACAGATCATTCTCTCCTTCAACCCCATCTCGGTGAACCACTGGCTGAAGAAGCGTTTTTTTGACAGCCAACAGGCAGACGCACTGACACATCATTCCACCTATCAGGACAACCGATTCCTGGACGATGCGGCAAAAAGAGTGCTGGAAAACTACAAGACAACAGATCCCTATTATTACACCGTCTACTGCCTGGGTCAGTGGGGCGTCACGGGCAAGACGGTCTTTGACGCGCAGAAGTTATCAGAGCGCTTGCAGCAGCTCCCAGCGCCGGAACAGGTCGGATATTTTGCGTTTGCGTATGATGGCGCCCGGCTGGAGCAGATCCGCTGGGTGGAGGATCCGGACGGGTTTATCCGCATCTACCGCGCGCCCAAAAAAGGCTTTCCCTATGTCATCGGCGGCGACACCGCCGGCGAGGGCTCGGACAAGTTCGTGGGCCAGGTCATCGACAATACCACGGGCGAGCAGGTGGCCGTGCTGCGCCACACCTTCGACGAGGACCTCTATGCTCGGCAGATGTACTGCCTGGGCATGTACTACAACGAGGCCCTCATGGCCGTGGAGATCAACTGCTCCACCTACCCGCAGAAGGAGCTGGAGCGGCTGGGATACCGGAACTTCTATGTGCGGGAGCTGGAGGACGACATCGGCCACCGGGTGGGAAACCACTTCGGCTTCCGCACCACTTCCCTGACAAGGCCGGCGGCCATTGCGGGATTGGTGGCAGTGGTGCGTGAGCATACAGCGTGCCTCAACGACCCGACGACCATCGACGAAATGCTCACCTTTGTTAGAACCGAGTCCATGCGGGCTGAGGCGGCCGAGGGCGCCCACGACGACTGCGTGATGGCGCTGGCCATTGCCTTCTACTGCCGGATACAGCAGCGCACCACGCCGGTCCGGCCGAAGGCGGAACGGGCCGAGTGGACACAGGATATGATGGAGGACTATGAACGGGCAGATGCACAGACGAAAAAGGTTTTGATTGAATTATGGGGGAATCCATTTTAAGAGTACTTCCAAGGCGAAAATACGAAAAGCCTCCTGTAAAGGGGGCTTTTTTTATGAAATTGCGTGTTAATGGACACACGAAATGAGCGAGAATAGAGAAAATAGGAGAAGGGTGGCGTGTGGATGGCAGAAAACAAGAGCCAGGACCGCCTCAGAAAATGGCAGACCTGGATGGAACGCAATGAGGCGGACTGGGAAGCAGAGCGCGTACGCATGGACAAGCGTGAACAGCTATATCTGGGCAACAGGACTCTGAAGCCATTGACGGACAACGACCGGAAAAAAGATGGTAGCTATCGCAAGACCAGTCATGTTTGGAATATCATCGCGGAAAATATTGAATCCATGATCGACTCGACGATCCCGGCCCCGAAGGTCACGGCACGCCGGGAAAAGGACGCGCATCTGGCCCAGGTGATCGAAGCCATGCTCAAAAACGAGCTGGACCGGCTGCCCATGGAAGAGCTCAACGACATGCAGGAACGGACAGTGCCCATTCAGGGCGGCGGGCTGTTCCTGGTGGAGTGGGACAACAACCAGCGCACTTCCCACACAATCGGAGAGACGCTGGTTTCAGTGCAGCATCCAAAGAAATTTATTCCTCAGAGTGGCGTTTTTACGGGCCTTGACGATATGGATGCATTCGGAATGAAGCTGGCACAGACAAAGGGATTTATCAAGAAACGGTATGGGGTGGATGTCTCGGATGAGCGGGAGGAGGACCCCAGCCTCAGAGGAGCTGGCGGTGTATCTACAGCCGAGGACATGGTGACGCAGTATGTGGTCTACTACCGAAATGGCAATGGCGGGATCGGTATGTTTTCCTGGGTAGGAGATACGGTACTGGTGGATCTGGAGGACTACCAGGCCAGACGCCTGCGGCACTGCGTCAAGTGCGGCACACCGGAGCCGGTAGACCTGGAGGTCTTGGATCTGCCAACCTGGGACGGAACGCTTCCGAGCGAAGGACACAGAGCAAAACCAGGGGTATGTCCAAATTGCGGCTGTAAGGTGTTTGAAGAGCAACAGGAGAAGACGGAAATGCTGTTGCTTCCTGCCCCGGACGGCTACATTCCAACAGGCGGGGAAGATGTGGTGATGGAGAGCGACGAGATGGGCAACCCCATGTATTACACAATGCAGGAGGTTCCCATCTATAAGCCAGATGTATTCCCACTGGTGCTGCAGAAGAATGTTTCAGTCTTTGGGAAACTTTTGGGCGACAGCGATGTGGACAAGATAGAGGATCAGCAGAACACGGTCAACCGGATGGAGCAGAAGATCATTGAGCGGCTGGTGCGGGCCGGCAGCGTCATCACCAAGCCCGCCACGACCCACATGCCCACCTCGTCGGACGACAGCCAGGAGTGGGTGCTGTCCAACGCGGCGGAAAAGCAGATGATCGATGTTTACACCTTCTCCGGCAACCTGGAATATGAGATGGCATATCTGAGCCAGGTCTACGAGGAGGCCCGGCGGGTGTTGGGGATCACAGACAGCTATCAGGGAAGAAAGGATACCACGGCGACCTCTGGGAAAGCCAAGGAGTTTTCGGCAGCGCAGGCGGCTGGACGCATGGAGAGCAAGCGCGTGATGAAGAACGCGGCATATGCCAGGCTGTTTGAGATCCTCTTCAAGTTCAAGCTGGCCTACTGCGACGAGCCGCGGGATATTGTGCGGACGGGCGCAAACGGGGAGAACATCTACGATCAGTTCAACCGGCTGGACTTTTTGGAACGGGATGAGGATGGAAACTGGCACTGGATTGACGATTTTCTCTTCTCCACCGATACAGCTGCCACGCTGAGCCAGAACCGGCAGGCCATGTGGCAGGAGACCACCTCCAATCTGCAGTCCGGCGCGTTTGGAGACCCGACCCAGCTGCAGACGCTGATCCTTTACTGGAGCAAAATGGAGCGATTGGGATACCCGGACGCCGGATCGACCAGAAAGTATCTGGAGGAACAGTTGGAGCAGCAGAAGGTTATACAGCAGATGCAAGCACAGAATGGACCTATACCGGGTCAAATGGTTTGATATACACCATGACGAAAGGAGGGACGAATTTGGAAAAGGGAAAGGGATACACCGTGACCAACGCAGGTGCACAGGTGGTACAGCCGGTACACAAGCAGCCGGCCGGTGCAGCAAATCAGGTGACGCGTGGCACGGACCTTCGGACCGGACGCACCGGTAAGAAGTGATGCAGTACCTCTTAAGTCAGCGAATGCTGACAGTCTTTACCCATGGAATCGGGGAAAAATCCAAAAAGGAGTTCTAACATGCTGGAAGAGAAAGACTATTATGCGGCGTTAGGTGTGGAGCAGCCAGGCGAAAAAGAACAGGAAGCCGCCGAACCTGTAGAAGCCCAACCGGCTGAAGCAGTTTCAGATACGCCAACAGGCGAACAAGTGCAGGAGCCCGCCGAACCTGCGGAAATCGAAACACAGGAAGTGCAGACAGGGTCGCTGGAGCAGGAGGAAGAAACAGACGACGCGCCGGCGGAACCGGATGGCAGCCAGGAAGAAAAAAAGCATGAATGGAGCCAGCAGCAGCGCCGCCAGAATGCTGCTCAGCGCAGGAAGCGCGAACTGGACGAGGCGATGGAACGGGTACGCCAGGAGGAACAGGAGAAATTTAAACAGCGGGAAAAAGCGTTTTTCACGCGGGCAGGGCTTAAAAATCCCTACAAAGATAACAAGCCGCTTGAGAATTTCGAGGACTTTGAGGAATGGTATGCCGCACAGAAGAGCCATGAGCTGGAACAGGATTTGCAGGCGGGGAAGCTGACACCGGAGGGGCTGCAGGAAGTATTGCAGAGCCTGCCGCAGATCCGCCAGGTGCAGGAGCTGGCCGAGCAGATGCAGAAGCAAAAAGAGCAAGGCCAAACAGAACAGTTTCAGCAGCAGATTGCGGAAGAATTGCGGCAAATCCAAAAATTGGATCCGACTGTAAAAGAGATCGGAGATATCCTTCAAATGGAGACTGGCACAGAGTTTACACGCTATGTCAAGGAAAAAGGACTGAGCTTTCTGGAGGCGTTTAAACTGGCAAATGCAGATCAAATTGCGCAGCGGCGTGCAGACCGGCAAGCCCAGCGAGCGCTCCAGGCTGTGACCAGCAAAAGCCATCTTGTACCAACGAGAGGCAGCGCGGAGGACAGCATGGCAGTCCCACATGATGTCGCGGAGATGTACCGGGCTATGGATCCGAGTTTGTCTGCACAGGACATTCAGAGAGAATACAACAAATGGTACAAGCAGAGCCGCCCATAGACGGCCCTGACAGAAAGGAAGGAGAAATCAATTGTTTATTCCTGCAAAATATTTTGACGGTGAGCCGGACCCGTGGGAGAAGCAGCCGGTGGCAGCCTCTAAAACGCTGCATGTTGGTACAGCACTGGCCTTTAAAACCGGAAAGCTGGACATTGCCTCCGGTGCTACGATGCCAGCTTATATCTGTATGGAGGAAGTCGCAACCTCAACGGACGGACAGATGGTCCATGTCATTCGGGTATCGGCAGACACGCTTTATGAGACGGAGCTGGCAGAGGCATCTGCCTCCATTGCGGCCGGCACAAAATACACGCTGGATGCATTCGGCGAGAAGATTACGGCCACCAGTACGAACGGCGTAGCAGAGGTGGTATCCTTCGAGGGAACTGCAGCAGGCGACCATGCCAGAGTCTGCTTTCATCCAGTCACTGTGATTGAGGGAGGTGAATAAAAGATGCCAAACATTATTCTTTCCGAGGGCAGCGAAAAGCTCAATGCCCTTTACGGCAAAATTCAGGCGCCGATTGCATCCTATCTGCAGAAGCGCGGCGAGGCCTTTGAGCAGGCCTCCATTGCAAAGGAGATCTTTGTCAAGCACCCGTCGACCCACTGGGCGGAGGGATATGGCGGCCTGACCGGCATGGATGACTTCGAGCCGACGCCGGAGAACGGCGCCTATCCCACCAACGGCTTTGAAGAGGGCTATTTCCAGACCATCCAGAACTACACCTGGAAGTCCAGCTTTGCCATCTCCCGCGAGATGGTCGACGACGGCAAACTGGTGGACTTCAAGAAAAAGCCGGAACGGTTCATTCAGGCCGCCTACCGTACCCAGGAGCGGTTCTTTGCCCAGATGCTGGGCGAGGCGCTACAGGGAAAGACGGACTTTACCATCAAGGGCCAGGCATTCAGCGCGAAGTCTGCCGACGGCCTGTGCATGTTCTCTAATGCCCACAAGGCAAAGGTGTCAGGCGACACCATCGTGAACGCCTACAAGGACGCCTTCTCCAAGGACGCTCTGGGCAAGGCGGCTACCGCCATGCAGAATATGAAGGGCGACAACGGCGAGACCCTGGGATTGGTTCCAGATACGATCATTATCCCGAACATCGCCGATCTCAAAGATGAGGTGTTCGGGACGATTGCTTCCAACTTGGAGCCGGGCACTGAGAACAAGTACAACTACCTGTTCGGCAACTGGCGCGTGCTGGTCTGGCCGTACCTCAACGACTTCCTTGGAATCCTGGAGGCACCCTGGATCATTATGGATAGTACTTACAATCAGAGTTCAGATGTTGCCATCTGGCAGGAACGAGTCCCGCTGGAAATTCGTTCGGAGCTGGCGGACAACGATGCAAACAAGTGGAAGGGCTACATGCGCTTTGGCGGCGGCTTTGTGGATTTCCGTGGTATGATCGCCGGCGGCATGAGTGCCGGCGGTACGCTGTGATTTCCAAAAAAGGGGCGGAGCGATCCGCCCTTTTTTAGACTTGAGGTGAGACGATGCAGCTAAAAGAGCTGATTCAGTTTGTAGACGGCCTGAAGAAAAACACATTTGCAAACGAGGTCAAGACAGCCTGGTTGAATGAAGTGGAAGGGATGGTTCAGACAGATGTGCTGCGGCTGGCTATTCAGGATGTGGTGCAGTACACCTACAGCGAGGGTACAGACCCGGAGTTAATTGTAAAACCGCCGCATGACCGGCTCTACCGGTACTATCTGGAGGCCATGATCTGCTATGAACAGGAGGAGTACGACCGGTACGAAAACTGCATGCAGATGTTCAACCGGAATCTGAATGACTTCGTGCGGTGGGTCTCGGAGACGCTGCGGCCGCAGGATGAACTGGCCTGTTTCAGGGGCTACTATCTGAGCGCCTACGCCATTGCGGTGAAGCTGGGATTTGTGGGCACCGAGGAGGAATGGGTCGCCAGCCTGAAGGGCGACAAGGGCGATCCGTTTTTATACGAGGATTTCACACCGGAGCAGCTGGAGGATCTGACAGAGGGCATCCAGGACTACGCCACAGAGCAGGCGGTTCAGGCAGCCCAGAGCGCGGTGCAGCAGACGGCAGAAGCCGCGGCGGATCTGGTCCGGCAGGAGGTTGCGGAAGACGCTACAGCCGCCCAAAGTGCGGCGCAGAGCGCGGTTCAGGCGGCAGGCCAGGCAAGTCAGGCTAATACCTCTGCACGCTCAGCTGCCGAAATGGCCCAGAGTGCGGCGCAATCCACAAGCCAGGATGCAAAGACAGCCCAGGATGCAGCCCGGACGGCCGCTTCATCTGCCGCCCAGGTGGCGCAGGATGCATCTCAGACAGCCCAGTCGGCTGCAAAGTCTGCGGAAGATGCCCAGAGAGCGGAAGCGGCCGCAGAGCGTGCCGAGACGGCGGCTGAGATGGCGCAGAGTGCGGTTGGAAAGACCTCCTACATCGGGGAAAACGGGAACTGGTACGAGTGGGATTCGGAGCAGGGGACTTTTGTGGACACGGGATATTCCGCCTCGGCTCTGCTTGACCAGAACTCCCAGCAGCAGGTGAAAATCTGGTTTGGGACCGTGGAACAGTACAACGCCCTGCACGAAATCCGGTCCGACACCTATTACAACATCCTGGAGGGAACGGTATGAGCCTGCGGAAAAAGCAGGGGGAAACGGTCTATGAGGTCTACCCCATGGAGCTGCAGCGAATCCAGATCGGATCGCAGCGTACTTTTGACCGGAGCACCCGCGGCAGAAGCTGGATCATCCTGGATCTGGAGCTGCCGCCGGGGCGATTTATCCCCAAAGACAGTACGGGACTCGTGACGGCGGACGGAAGCCTTTTAACAGTGGGGCGCATTAGAACTTAAGGGGGAAAGGAAGCATGGCAAGTTATTTTAATTTGACGCTGGACACGCTGGCGCCGGAGGGATTGACGCTGGCGATCAACGATGGGGCGCTCTATACAACTTCCGTCACTGTGAAGCTGACGGTCGGCTTGACAGACGAGGCCACCAGTGGCTATCAGATGAAGATCTGGGGCATTGACGGCGTGGCGGAGGAGGCGGCGGCCTCCTGGGAGACCTATGCGGCCACCAAGAGCGTGACGCTGGCGGAAGGCGACGGCCTCAAGACCGTCTTTATCAAGGTGCGCGACGATGTGGGCAACGAGACGGGCGCAGTGAGCGACACCATCACCCTGAACACGGCGGTGCCGGTGGTCACGGTGACAGGGCCGGATAAAAGCCGGATTTCCAAGACAGCGGGCTTTAACCAGTCCATCTTCAACTTCACCGCGGATGTGGCGTTTGCAGAGTACAAGGTCTGCGTGGTGCCGGCCAACAGCTCTACCCAGGATGCCGGCACAGTGATTCCCACCACGGCGGGATCGAGCAACACCAGCGGCAGTGCGGGGAACTATCCGGCGGCGACCAACATCCAGGTGACCATCACGGGCACGGATCTGGAGACGGCCTCGCCGGGAGATGGCGCCAAGATCGTCAAGGTATTCGTAAAGAATGAGGCCGGCACCTGGAGCGTGGCATAATGGCGGCGCCGGGGTTGAGCTTTTCGGTGACCGGGAACCGGATTTCCGGTACATCGGGATATGACCACATTTCAGTCACTTTCCAGTCCGATATTGCCTATGTGACATTTGAGTGCCGGGCGACGAAGGCTGGGGAGGACTATGGAGTGGGAAAGGGTGCATTGGTGGCGTCCTTCTCCACGACGCCGGCACAGACGGCGCGAACCTTTGAGGTCTACGATGAATATTTGCTCTCCGGGGACGGAGAATACCGCATTTCCCTGTTTGCGCAGGGAGAGGATGGAAGCTGGAACGACAACCACCTGCTGATTCCGTCCGGGAGCAGCGCGCTTGTGACGGCGGACGGAGAGAGATTTCTATGCGAGAGGTGAGAGGAAATGGCAGATTACAATTCGGCCTACACGGGCCAGGAGATTGACGCGGGCATTGCGAAGGCCAATGCAGCAGTGCCGGGAAGCCGGAAAGTAAATGGGAAGGCGCTGAGCTCGGATGTGACGCTCAGCGCGGCCGATGTGGGGGCATTGCCAACAAGCGGCGGGACCATGACGGGCTCCATTAAAATGGGGGAACATGACATTACAGGAACCGCAACCAACTATGGCCTGTTCTTTGACAGCATGGGTCAGGTGATTGTAAAAGCCGGCGATTCCAACAGTGTGGAAGTGACTGACATGGGGGTGACGATTCGCTCCGATGTTGGGATCACCCTGGACGGCTCGGTGAGCGGCATCTCCAAGTCCAGCGTGGGATTGGGGAATGTGGACAATACCTCAGACGCCAATAAACCCATTAGCACGGCAACCCAAAACGCCCTCAACGGGAAGCAGGCGACTGTGACAGGTGGGGCCAGCACGATCACGAGCAGCAACCTGACGGCGAATCGGGCGCTGGTGTCCAACGGCAGCGGCAAGGTGGCTGTGAGCGCCGTGACAAGCACAGAGTTGGGGTATCTGGATGGTGTGACTTCTAATATTCAGACGCAGATCAACGCCAAAGCGAGCACTTCTTATGTGGATGGCCTGGTGGGGAATATCAACAGTGCCCTGGACGCCATCAATGGCGAGGTGATCTGATGGGAACGACAGCACAAAAGCTTGAATATTTGCAGGGAACAAAGAATGTTCTGAAAACACAGCTCACTGCAAAAGGCGTGGCGGTGCCATCCAATACAACTTTCCGACAGATGGCAAATCTGGTGGGAACAATTCGGACAGGGCAGATAGTGGAAACAAAGACTGTAACGCTTTCGTCGAATGGATCAACTTTATCGGCGGCTGGCTTTTCTTTTACCCCCACCTGGGCGGTCGCGCTGAAGATGACGAACCCCGGAAATTACAGCACCCACACCATAACCTCTGTAATTGCCACAGAATCTGATGTGCGGAAGGCAATAAGTGGGATGGTTTCTCAAGGAGCGATTGCGGTTGAACTTTCAGCCGGATCTGTGACATTTACTTATACAAGCTCCTATTTTAGACCCGCCAGTTATCTGGTGATTGCTGGGGCTGGAGAGCCGCCGGAATTTCCGACTTTTGAATAATTGGATAGAGGAGGAACATTGGATTGACAGAGCAGATTTTATTGGACAGCAACACATGGCTGCGGCGTGTGACGGGGGTGGACAAGTTCCATGCTGCGGGGTATTTCGGCAGCCGGATTGTGGCAGGGACCGGGGAAAAGGTCAACACCGAAGCCTACAGCGCCGGGGGCAGAATCATCCCCGTGCTGGGAGACGGTACCTCTGAGCACGCAGTCCAGACTGCCGCCGTGTTCTTCCAGGTGGCCCCGGAGGCAACCCTCTATTCCTTCTCCACCAATACCAGCCTGACGAGTGGACAGAAGCACTGGGACTTCTTTACCGACTGTGTGCCCGTCATCGACGAAAAACGGATCGGCAATGTGTTTTTCTCGCGGGTGGAGAACAACAAGGAGGCCATTGAGAAACACCGGAAGGTACTGAAGGACAGACCGTGGCTCAAGGAGTTCTGGGCCGCGGGCAACGATGGCGCGGAGGGCTACAGCAAGCTGTTACAGGTGGAAGATGCCATCGGCGTGGGTGCGGCGGAGGTACTGCGCTCGAACAAGGTCATCGGCGGGCCGAGGGTGTATCCGGCAGGGTATACCAGTCAGACGGAGCTTGTCGATTTCGCCGCACCTGGCAATCCGGGCATCAACATCGCGGCCGGAGATCCCTCCGACCATGCAGACATCCTGGCAGGCACTTCCTTTGCCGCGCCGTGGCTGTGCGGGATGGCGTGCCTGGTGGACGACTTCTTTTTGGACAAGACGGGGCAGGCGCTTTCAAGGGCGGCAATGGTGCGGTTCTTCAAAGACCACTGCCAGGACATTGGAGAAGATGGGAGAGACGACCGGGCCGGCTTTGGGCTGGTGGTGCTGCCGGAGCCGGGAGAGATTGACATAGAGAGATATGTTGAGGTGAAACAGATGACATTTACAGACCAGGGCCAAATCGCCCCGTGGGCGAAAGAGGCGGTGGAGTGGTGTGTGGCGCGCGGCTACCTGCAGGGCAAGGGCGGCTGCTTTGACCCCAAAGCACCCATCACGCGGGAGGAATTCTGCGTGGTGCTGCAGAGAGTGATGGAGGCGATGTGATGCCGCCAGAGAGATGTGTGATAGACCCGGAGCGGGACTGCGTGAGTCTGGAGCGGGTGGAGGCACTGGAGGAACAGTTTCGCCAGCAGCGGGAGAAATCCTCCGCCACGCACAAGGAGTTCTACAACCGGATTCGGGAGCTGGAGAAGCAAAACTCGGTGCGGGATGTGCAGTACAAGGCGATCATGGAGAAGCTGGACTGTCTGACGCGGACGGTGAATGAGATTAAGGACAAAGCTGGCAAGCGTTGGGACATGATTGTGGACAAGGCCATCTGGGCAGCGGTTGCGGCGGTGATCGCATTCCTGCTGGGCCGGATGGGACTGGGAGGATGACACCTCTCAGTCAGCTTCACTGACAGCTCCCCTCAAGGGGAGCCTTTAGGAGGGAAATACATAGATGATTAACTGGAAAGTGAGACTGAAGAACAAGACCTTCTGGCTGACGGCAGTGCCGGCGGTGCTTCTGTTGGCCTCGCAGGTTTTAAAGCTGTTTGGCGTGGAGTGGGACTACACTGGGCTCGCCGAGCAGCTGACGGCCATTGTGGGCACGATCTTTGCCATTCTGGCACTGCTGGGCGTGGTGAACGATCCGACGACCCAGGGTGTGGGAGACAGCCGGCAGGCACTCACCTACGAGACGCCGAAGGGCAAATAAAAAGCCGCCCCGACGGGCGGCAAAAATTGACAAAAGGCGGCGCGGCTGATATGATGACTGCGGCGCTGCACAGACGGCAGGCGGTTGGGCTACAACTCCCGAAAGGGGGTGAGGCATATGCCAGTTACAATCACACTACATATCCTCGGATATACAGTGACGATTCGTATAAAAGGCAGAAACCGCCACCCTGGCCGGTGACGGTTTCTCTTGAAACTTTAATCCAGTTCTAGGGCCCAACCGCTTGTCGCAGCGCCCTTTCTATCTCCTATTATACCGAATCGCCCGCCTTTGTCAAGGTGG